AGGAAGTCGTTGCTGACGAGTCTGTTGAGAAGTCTGAGGCTGTTGAGCAGACCGAAGAGGCCGCTACTGAAGAGGTAGAGAAGGCAGATGAGGTTGTAGAGGCTCCTGCGGAGGAAGTGGCAAAGACTGATGACCAGTCTAATGCCGTTAACGAACTCCTAATCAAGTCACTTGAGTCGGTTGTCGCATCGCTTGAGACACTTACAGCCCGTATCGAGGGCGTAGAGAAGAGTGTTTCTGAGCGCATTGACAGCGTAGAGTCAAAGGTGACTGAGACTACAGAGAACATTGAAGAGTTTGGTAAGCGAGTTGACAAGGTTGAGGATGCAACCGCTTTCCGTAAGTCTGGCGATCTTGGCGAGGTCGCTCAGGAGAAGGTCGAAAAGACCGAATCTCTATGGGGAGGACGGTTCCTCACTGTAACCGACCTATAGAAACGATATTATCAAAATGAGAATCACAGGAGGTGAAAATTAATAATGTCGGAAGAAATTCTTGAGAAGTCAGCCGAGGCAGGTGCTTTTGCTTCTGGTGGAATCGGAGGTGTCTCTGATCCTTCAGCGGGTGTGCTTGGTAACGTTCCTGGCGGTCTAAGTGGTGTAACTACTGGGCCGAACGCAGTTAACCCTACTGGTGCCCCTGGTGGAATTCTCCAACCTGAGCAGTCTCGTCGCTTTATTGACTACATTTGGGATGCAACCGTACTGGCAAACGACGGTCGTCGTGTAACCATGCGTGCAAACACAATGGAGTTGAACAAGGTAAACGTTGGCGAGCGCGTAATTCGCGCTGCTAAGCAGGCTGATGGAGCATATACGAATGCAAATGCCGTGTTCACAAAGATCGAGTTGACAACCACAAAGATTCGTCTTGACTGGGAGGTAGCAACAGAGTCTCTAGAGGACAACATCGAAGGTGCCGCATTGGAGGATCACTTGGTTCGCCTAATGACAAACGCTTTCGCAAATGACCTTGAAGACCTTGCTATTAATGGTAATGGTTCTACAGCACCGTTCCTTTCAATCATGAACGGATTCGTAAATCAGGTTACTTCAGGTTCTGACGCTCACGAGGCTGTTGTTACAGTTTCGAACAATGAGTGGACACCGGAGGTGCTTGAGAAGGTTATTCACGCTCTTCCTCGCAAGTATCGTGCGCTTAAGACTGGTTTGAAGTTCTACGCCAGCACAGACACGTTCGCGGGAATTGTGAAGCACAATGGTACTCTTGCAGACTCTATCTACACTGACACATACCGTAACACTTGGTTGGATGGTAACGACCAGACTCTAGGTGGAGCGCGTCAGACACGCGCACTTGGTATCACTGTGATGGAGGTTCCTTACTTCCCAGATGACTATGTTGAGTTGACATTCCCACAGAACCGTGTGTGGGGATTCCAGCGCGACGTAGAGATGTTCCGCGAGTTCAAGCCGAAGAAGGACACTGTGGAGTACACAGTTTACGTTCGTTTCGGTATCGCGTGGGAAGAGTTGGATGCAGTAGCATTCGCAGACTCCGCAGCAAACCCGTACTAATGGGTAAACTCTAAAGGAGTAAGTGGAGGGGAAGTCTTCGGGCTTCCCCTCCTTCCTTTTGGTATAATAGATATATGGAAGAGTACGAAGAGATTTATCTATACCTATACGACTTCTACAGTAAGCAGCAGTTGATGGAGATAGCAAAACACAACAACGTTAAGGTGTCGGTAAGGGCAAGAAAGTTAGAGATTGCAAAGGCAATAGTCGAAGAAACTGGTGAGCAGTTCGTAGTCCCAAAAGGGCTTACGCCACACAAAACGCTGCCAGAATCCCGCGTCTACTCGCTCAGCGGCAAAAAGCGAGCAGAGTGGAAAAAGAAGAAAGCGGATATGATAGATGAGCAGTGGAGAGATGTTCTCACAGAAGAAGAGTTCTCACAACGCAAGTTGAAAAACTTCGACAGGAGGAAGCAAAACAATACCCCAATAGACCGTGAAGAGAAAATCGCGGTATACTCAGAGAGGAACATATATTGGAAAGAAGTGGGTAGTCTGTCCAAAGGATATAGTTTCATCACCAGGGAGGAAGCAGAGTCATGGGTTCGGCTAAAGGGAGTGCGCGAAGCATCACCGGAAGAAGTCGCATCTCACTTTGATCTATCATGAACATTCGCAGGCTTCCTCCGTACCCACTTAGTTTTGATATTGTCGTTCCAGAAGATGCTACCACCTACAGCGTATTCATTGGTGATGAGGATGCTGTAGATCACGTATCTGATATTGATGTCTATGCACACGATGGGGAGCCATTCATTACGGTAGAGGTGCCAGCATCTCTACAACCGTATGACGGTGAGTACAGTCTTGTAGTAAAAGACGGTACTGATATTGTCTACGAAGATACTCTTAGAGTTGTAAGACCATATGTTGATGTAGCCAAGGAGTATCCAGACAAGGATTATGCAACATACGCAGAGTACGAGCAGATCGCTCGTCTTGCAATTGATAACATTGTCGGCGGGTTCTACTACACAAAGAACACGTTTGAGCGTATGGGCACTGGCTCAGACGTTCTACCGCTAGGGTATCCAGCAAAGAAACTACTTCAAGTAAAAGAGAATGGCGAGGTAGTATACGACGGTGTAGATAACACATACGACTATGTAATTGCTGACAATGGGCTATACGTCAAGGTCGCAACCACAGAAGACATTATTGAAGGCTCGCCAATTAAGGTTCCTACCGCTTCGTCTGATACGTATGGAAATCTATATTGGGGAGTTCAGTTCGGAAACGACTATGTTTACACTGTGACAGCAGAGTGCGGGTGGAAGGTGGTGCCGGAAGATATCAAGACAATCACTAAGAGGATGATTAACGAATTGGCTTGTGGCACTCCAAACTACCTACAGAAGTATGTAGTGAAATACGAAACGGCAGAGTTCAGAACCGACTTTGATCGCAGGGCGTTTGCAGGGACTGGCGATCTCATTGTAGACCAGACGCTCAAGCGCTATTGGGGAAAGACGCTCTTCTACAATATCGGGGTGTTGTAATGTTCTACCCTCTAGAACTAGACGTTTACTACTCAACAACTATTCAGAATGATCTTGGCGAGATTGAACACGTTTGGACATATGATCGTAGCGTTGCTTGCCGAGTAGCATCCAATACCAACTATAAAGATCAAAACATCTTTCCAGAGCAGCGTATGAGAATCCTTGACCAGATCAACGCTCAGATAGTAGAGGACATTCGTGTTGATTCTCTTGGTGAGATGCACGCGCTTACAGACATTCTAGTAACAAACATCAGGGCTGGCTGTGGCGGCAGAGTCTACACGGAAACTGCTGGTGAACGCGCTGGTGACAATACTGTTTATGAATTGATCGGGTACATGCCACACGTAGACCTATTCAACAATATCGACTATGTTAAAATTGTTCTTAATAGGACTGATGAGCAGGCGATAATATGACGATTATGATGGACACCTCTGAACTAGAGCGCATTCTTAAGAACACAGCAAAGTACTGTGAGGGGTTTATTGCTGGTGGCGAACAGGGTCTTGATCCATTGCTAATGCGAATTGGTGCTGTAGTGGAAGAGGCTCTTGGAAAGTGGATGGACTCAATGGCCGCAGGTAATCCTGCTGCACTACACCACGTTTATGAGTGGTATCAGGCTGGTAGCGCGGGGGCGAGGTTGTTTGAGTACAACTACACCGTTGGTGGTGGAACAATTGTATTCTCTGGTGAAACCCAATCGTCCTCTTCGTTGCCTAACAGATCAAGCGTCCCGTTTTACAACAAGGCAGATGTGATGGAATCTGGCGGTAGTGTTACGGTAAGCCCAATCAATGTTGAATATCTGCATTGGGCAGACGTATATACACCTAATGATGTATTCATTGCACATCCCGGTGGTGCTGGAACAGTGGGCAGTTGGAAGAGGTTCACAGACCTGTTCTTTAATACAGTTTTACCACAGTCTCTGCTTGCCGCTATGCTAGCAGACCTTGGTACTGCTGATGAGTTCCTAGCATCGTTCGCTGCGGGGGCTATGGGCGGTGGCTTCGGCGCGGGTAGGTCTGCTGGATATAAGTGGATTACATCTCCTAACGTTGGAGTGATAGCATGAAACTAGTAGATGCATTCCCCATTGCAGCCAGATACGTAAACGGATATGTATGGGACTCTATGAAGTCGATTGACAGTTCTCTAGAGGGGGACTATAAGGGTATTGTTCCATTCTTCCCAATTTCTGATTCACGATCAGATGAGTGGCCCTGGAAGAATAAGCCGTATGTGATTTACGATCAGATGTTTAGACTGCGTTCAAGAGCGGGGTACTTTGTTCATAAGACACACGTTCTCTATTTCATTAAGGGTAATCCAACTGAGGTTCTGGCATGGACAAACGCAATGGCCCTTATCCTAGACAGGCAAGACTCATCTGCACAAGACTTGAACGATTGGCTAGCAGAGAACCATCCAGATGCCGGAATCTATTTTCACTGGTTCCGCGTTATGCAGGTAGACCAGACAGCCGAAAACCGCATGGATATCTCTACAAACCAGAAATATCTGTCCACTATGGTAGTTGAGTGTGAGTATCATATTACCAAGAACAACTCATTTGACTAAAAATGGGGGGTATAATTGACTTGTGAGGAACGCCGCCAATCATTTTTTCGTAAAGGTAGGTGAAAACTAAATGGCATATACAAGAGGTACTTCTGACAACATCATTGTTGGTGCCGCTGCTATCTTCGTAGCAGATGCTCCGCTTGCAGCGACAGCCGCTGTTTCAGCAACTGGGTCTGATGACTCATACCCGTCGTTCTACGCTGGTGTATCTTACAAGGAGACACTTTCGGCAGACACTGACTTTGATAACGTTGGATACACAACAAATGGTCTGGAACTGACATTCGAACCTGACTTCGGTGAGGTGAGCGTGGATCAGGTGCTTGACGTTGCTAAGATGTATAAGCAGGGCATGAAGGTGTCTATGAAGACCACATTTGCTGAGGCAACCCTAGAGAATCTTCTGGTTGTTCTGGCTGCTAGCGCAGGCGATTTGACTGTTGGAGGTGGTGGGAGCGTTGTAAAGGCGCTTGACCTATCTGCGGGAGATATCGGTGAGTGCCCTGTTGAGCGCGGGATTATCGCAGTTGGCCCTGGAACGGGTGACTGCGCTGTTTCTGACAAGGCAGAGCGCGTATACATTGCTTACCGCGCTCTTTCAATCGAGTCGGTAACCCTATCTGCAAAGCGAGATGAGCCAACGGCGTTTGAGGTTAACTTCCGTTTGCTTCCAGAAGATAGCACTGGTAAGTACGGTAAGATCGTTGACCGTCAGTGGACATAATCAAACAATAATCACGAAGCCCACCTGGGAAACTAGGTGGGTTTTCGTGTATGTGATATAATTGAAATACTACTATAAAGGAGAATTCTTATGGCTACAACCGTCTATCAGTCAGTAGACGTTGAACTATTCAGCGGCAAGGTGATTACACTTAGGCCGCTAAAACTGTCACTACTTCGTAAGTTTATGAAGGAGTTCGACGGGCTGGGAGGCGTGGCAGACGATAACGATAAATCACTGACCAAGATGGTTGATTGCAGGT